GTTAATTGTAAAAGTTGATGAAAATGATGACGGTACACACGAAAGAACACTTACAATAAATACAGATTTTATACTTAAACCAACCAACCCTAAATTAATAGCAGACGCAGGTGGTACAAGTTATTATGAGCCATACGGCGAGATAAGAATATTAAATACAAGAAGTTCTGAAAGATTCGATCCAAGCATAATTAATAACGTTCAGGTAACTGCAAAATTTGGTTTTTCAAGAGTACCAGACGCCATTAAACAAGCCGCTTTAATTCAGTCATTAAGATTATTTAAAAGAAAGGACACACCATTTAATGTCTTTGGTAATGATGAAACAGGTACTATTGAATTATTTAATAAAATGGACCCAGACGCAAAAGAATTATTAAAAGGTTATCGTAGACAAAATTTAGTCGGAAATATTCTTTAATGGCCGATACCAAGTTTGAAATAAAAGGGGTAGAAAAATTAAAAGATCGACTTGATTTAGCCAATATGTCTGCAAAGCCTATAAGAAACCTTATGAGGCAACAGGGGCAAATAATTAGAAAACAAGCACAAAAAGAAACACCAAAATTTAGTGGTAGTTTATCTAGGTCTATACATGTACAGAGAATAAAAACACGAGGTAGGTTGCCTCAATCAGTAAAAATATATTCATCAAGAAGTTATGCAAAATATGTTCATGGCGATGAGAAGATAAGTGGTAAGTTAAAACTAACTAAACCATATACAAGATCAAAGCCACATTATCCACCTATAAAAAAATTAAAACCATGGGCAGAGGCAAAAGGTTTAAACCCATACGCAGTACAAAGATCGATTGGTAAAAAAGGTACACCTCTTGTGCCGTTCTTTCTTATTGCAGAAAAAAAGACTAGGATTAAAAGAAATGCAGTTACAAGAAATACTGCAAAAGAAATAGAAAGAGAATTTAAAAAAGGTAGGATAAGTGGCTAGTTTAACTTCAATTAGAAATGGTATAGGTACTAATTTAGGCAATATATCTTCTTTAATTGTATATAATTTTGTACCTGATTTTATAGAGCCACCAACTGCCGTTGTAGGTGTTGTTGAAACTGTTGAATATGATACAACAATACAAAGAGGTGCTGATAAATATGAAATACCAGTATTTGTTTATGTATCAAGAGTTGACGCACAAGATAGTCAAGAAACATTGGACGGATATTTAGCAAGTACAGGATCAAGTTCTGTAAAGGCACAAATAGAATCTGATGTTACATTAGGTGGTGCGGCCAATTCTTGTAGAGTAATTGAAGCAAAAGAGGTTGGCGTGTATACTGTAAACAACATAGATTATTTAGGCGTAGAATTTATAGTAGAGGTTATTGCATAATGTATGAAGTAAAAATTGGTTTCGATCATAAAGACAAAAGATACGAAATTGGCGATATAATAAAAAAAGAGGGTTTCAGTAATAAAACATGGAAAGAATTAAAAGACATGGGCGTTATTGAAAAAGCAGACCTAAATAAAAATTTAAAAAGAGCTAGAAATGACAAAGGACATTTTATAGCAGATAATCCAAACACACCTGAAAACGAGGCTTGGTACGAGGAAGAAAAGGAAGAAGAATAATTATGGGATATGGTAGAGGCTACGGCTCAGGAACTAGAAGAAGGCGCAGAAGAAGAGGCGGAGGTAAAAAATAATGGATTGTTGTGGCAACGATTGTTGCGGAGGTAAATAATGGCTTTTGTACATGGTAAAGATTCAGTAGTATTTCTTAATCAAAATAATGTAAGTTCATATTTAAACAATATAGATTTTAATAGAACAGCTGACATTGCAGAAACAACTGCATTTGGTAATGATAATAAAAATTATATTTCAGGCGATAAGGACGGCACAGTAAGTCTTACTGGTATGTTTGACGCAACAGCAGATGGTATTTTACAACCATTATTAGGGTCATCAACAGATACAAGTGTTTGTATTGGTGCAGACGGAATAACCGACGGTAAAAGTATTTTCTTTGGTATTGGACCAATAACTAATTATGGACAATCAAGCCCTGTTGGTGATGTAGTTGCTACAAGTTTCGATCTACAGGCAAATGCAGGGTTATTCAATGGATTGGTATTAGACAATGCAACAATAACAGCAACAGGTAATTCAACTGCAACTGATAATTCTTCAAGTACAGCAAATGGTGGTGCAGGAATTGCTATTGTTACATCTGTATCAGGTACATCAACACCAACTGCAACAATAAAAATACAACATAGCTCTGATGATTCAACCTATGTTGATTTAGTAACTTTTACAAATTTCACTGCCGTAGGATCACAAGTAAGTGAGGTTGCGAGTGGAACAACAATAAATAGGTATCTAAGAGTTAATTATACAATAACTGGTACAAACCCTAGTTTTGCATGTATAGTTGGCTTTGGAAGAGTAGGATAGGAGAAACAATATGGCATTTGTACATGGTAAAGATAGTGTATTTAAACTTGATAACGCAAGTGGAACACTAACTGATATATCAACATATGTAAATAATGTGGACTTTCCAGAAACAGCAGATGTTGCTGAAACAACAACTCTAGGTGCAGACAATAAAACCTATATTGCAGGTTTGAAAGACGCAACCATTTCTCTTGGTGGATCATGGGACGCAACTGCAGACGCAATATTTGGTGCAGTAGTAGGTCAAGCCGCTACATTATCATTTGAATATTCACCAGAAGGCACAACTGGTGGAAATATCAAATATACTGGCGAGGCAATTATGACCAACTATGCAATTTCTTCACCTGTTGGAGATGTTGTTGCATTTAGCGCTGATTTACAAGTTTCTGGTGCAGTTACACGAGGCACACACTAGTATTAAATTATGAGTGATAAAAAACGCTTAACGCTAGAAGATTTGGCTAGTTTACCAACAGTACCCACAGAAGAGGTCTACATAGACGAGTGGGATAAAACAATATTGGTACAAGGCATTTCAAAAGCAACACAGATCAAATTAGGTCGGCTTGTCAATGCTGAAGACACAGACGCATTCGATTACCAAAGAGAATTGCTGAAAGTTAGTGTTGTCGAGCCAAAATTAGATGATGACGCAATAAATATGCTCTATGAAAAAGACTCAACAATAGTAGATAAAATATTTTTAGCATTAAACAATCTAAATGGTATTGGGGGTACAGGCGATCTAGCCGACCAATTTTGAAGCTGATTCTGAACTAGCCTTTGATTTTAAATTAGCCCGTGATCTAGGTTTAACTGTTGGTGAACTAAGACACAAGATGTCTGTGCTAGAATATCATCAGTGGATAGGTTTTTACCTATACGAGAAAAAACAAAGAGATTACCAAATAGCAATGCAAGAGGCAGAAATGAATAAACAAAGGTCAAAAAGATAATGGCAGTAGCAGATATATTTATTCGTATTGTTACTAAAGGTGCAGAATTAGCCAATAAACAAATGTCAAGTCTTGGTGGTGTTACCAAGAAACTTTCTGGAATTGTTAAAGGTGCAGGTATTGCATTTGCTAGTGGTCTTGCAGTAGGTATTACAAAGGCCACAAGAGAGTTTATAGAATTTGAAGACGCATTAACTCAATCATTAGCAATCATGGACACAACGGTTGCACAACAAGAAAAAATGACACAAGCCGCTAGAGAGGTTGCAACATCTACAAGAATATCCGCAACTGAATCAGCAGAATCTTTCTTTTTCTTAGCGTCAGCAGGTTTAGACGCAGAACAATCTATTGCCGCTTTACCTCAAGTTGCTAAATTTGCACAGGCAGGTATGTTTGATATGTCATTAGCAACAGATTTAGCCACAGACGCACAATCTGCATTAGGTTTAACAGTTGATAATGCAAGCCAAAACCTAGAGAATCTTACTAGGGTCACAGATGTTCTTGTAAAGGCGAATACATTAGCCAACGCAAGTGTTCAACAGTTCTCTGAGGCATTAACAACAAAAGCAGGTGCCGCCTTGAAAGTTGTTAATAAAGATATTGAAGAGGGTGTCGCAGTATTGGCCGCTTTTGCAGATCGAGGTGTAAAAGGTGCTGAGGCAGGCGATAAATTAAATCAGGTATTAAGAGATATACCAAGAGCAACCGCAAAGAATAAAGAAGAATTTGCCGCCTTAGGTTTACAAATGTTTGATACAGAAGGCAATATGAAAAATGTTGCAGACATAATTGAAGAATTAGACGCTGTTCTTGGACCAATGTCTGATGAAATGAAAGCTGCTACCTTAGACCAACTTGGATTAAATCGTGGTGTTGCAGACGCAGTAAAGATTTTAAGTGGTGCAGGTGACCAGATTAGAGAATACGAAGACGCATTAAGAAATGCAGGTGGTGCAACACAAGAAGTTGCAGATAAACAAATTGACTCTTTGGCAGGTCAGGCCGATATATTAAAGGATAGATTTTCAGTTTTAGGTGCAACATTAATTGAAGAATTTGAGCCTGCAATTAGAGATTCAATCGAGGGTACATCTGATTTTATTGATACCATGATCGAGGGCATACCTGGAACTAAGGCCTATTTTAAGGTACTTAAAGAAAATATAGACACCTACGGATTGTTTGGTGGGTCACTTAGATTTGCAATAAAAGGTAATAAAGAGATTGCAGAAGAATTATCAACAGTTGGTGATAGACACGCAAGAGTATCTGAAAGAATTAGAGAAAATGCAGAAAGAAACAGAGTTTATGCTGATGAATTAGAAAGAACAAGAATACAAACAATAGACGCTAGTAGAAATACAGAAAGGTATGCATTAGAACAAGATATGTTGGCTATGTCTTTAAGAGATACAACCAACCAAGTAGAAGATCAATCAAATTCTATTAATGATTTATCCAAAGAAATGGTAGACAATCAAATGTCAGCACTTATGGCTATGATAGACGCAGAAGAGGCATACAACGATATATTAGAAAACAATGAAAAATTATTGACAAGAAGAACTGAAAGAGAAGAAGATAAAAAAGAAGCACAGATAAGAGCCAATGAGGCAGCGGCAAATGTAAAAAGATTAGAAGAAGAACTTGTAGCAGCAAGACAATTAGCAACACAGGTTACTGATGAAGAAAAATTAGCAATATTAAGACAAGAAGAGGCAGTTCGCAGATTAACTGAAGAGGAAAACAAATCAGAATTACAAAAACAAGAACTTATTGTTGCACAGCAAAAATTAAATGAATTAAAGGCAGAGGCAGTAGGCGACGACCAAAATGTATTATCTATAATGCGTGAATTAGATTCTGCTCGATCAGAAGAACAAAGGGCATTAGATAACTTAGAAGAGGCACAAGAAAGATTAAATGACGCAACCAAAGAATATAATGACGCAACTGCAAAGACACCTGCAAATCTATTAAGAATTACAGAGGCAAAAAGAAAATTAGATGAGGCAATAGCTGATGTAAAGGCTTTTGATACACTTAAAGGCGCATTAGATAGTATTGCTGAAACAACTGGTGAAAAACTAGCAGATATATATGCAGACATTATGAAAGTAATAAATCTTAAACCACCAACAGAAACAGTTTCAACACCACCGCCACCATTAACAGGTGGACCACCAACTGCTACTGAAGAATTGGCAAAAGATACAGGTAATTTAGGTGGTAGAGGTGTAACAACTCTTTTGACAATACAAAATCAATTCAATATAACTGGTGAATTAAATTCTGATGAAGTAGCAATTAAAACAATAGAGGCTCAAAAAAGAGGAATTAATGTGGTGTTATGAGTGTTGCCTTTGATTCAAATGTAAACATTACGGTAGAAATTGCCTTTGACTCAGACCCTTTTGATACAAGCCCTTCATTTACAGATATATCAAGTTATGTAAGATCATTTGCAACAAGTAGAGGTCGTATAAATGAATTAGGACAATTTGGTGCAGGTCAGGCAACATTAATAGTTTCAAATGCAGACAATAGATTTAATCCAACAAATACAAGTTCACCTTATTATGATTCATCAATAGGTAAAACTAAAATACAACCATTAAAAAGGGTTAGAATATCTGCCGTATATGATTCAACAACATACAGAATATTTGAGGGCTTTTTAGATAAAATACCTGTTTCTTACCCTGCAAATGGTAATGATTCGGTTGTAACATTAGGTTGCTCAGACGCTTTTAAAATATTTAGAAATTCAGATATTGCTGCAAAAGGTTTTAGGTTAGGACTAACTGGATTATCTGAGGTTGGTCAATCAACAAGACTAGCAGTAACAACATCAGGTAATGAACTTTCAAGCACAAGGGTAACAAATATACTAGATTCAATTGGTTGGCCTTCAGATCGTAGAGATATAAATACAGGCACAAACCAAGTTGGAGCACAATCAGGTACAGATAATATATTAAGTGCCTTACAAGAGATTGAAACTGCTGAAAATGCACAATTTTTTGTAGCCTCAGACGGCGATGTAACGTTTAGAAATAGAGATTATAGGCTTTCAAATACAAAGGCTATAAATGTACAGGCAACATTTAGTAATGACGGCTCAAATTTACCTTATCAAGATGTATCAGTAAGTTTTGATGATGATGAAATAATAAATGTTTATGAATGGCAAAGAGAGGGTGGTACAACACAATACAAGGCAGACGCAGATTCGGTTATAAGCTATGGTGCATTTTCTAATCAGAAAACAACAATAAATATAAGTGATTCTGATGTTAGTTCTCTTATATCACAAAAAATTGCAGAGACATCTACACCTATAATAAGATTTGATAAATTGGTAATAAATCCAAGACAAAATACGCTATTATGGAATCAAGCGCTTGGTAGAGAGTTTGGCGATAGAATTAAGGTTAAAGTTGTCAATCCAGATAGTTCAAGTTTTGAGGACGAATTGTTGATCGAAAGTATTCAGCATAATGTGTCTGCACTTGCACAATCATGGACATGGACACTAACATTAAGCCCAGCAGGTTCTTCAGCATGGATATTAGGTCAAGCTAAACTAGGTGAGGGAACAAGATTTGCTTACGCATAGAAAGGTATAACATTGGCAGGAGCAGGATTTAAAGTATACGCAACTGGTGATCTAATCACCGCAACAGAATTTAATACATTTTTGCAAGAACAGGTAATTATGGTGTTTGCTGATTCAAGCGCACGCGATTCGGCGGTATCAAGCCCTAGTGAAGGCATGTTTTGTTTCTTAAAAGATTCAGATGTATTACAATTTTATAATGGCTCTAGTTGGGCAAGTTTTATTGGCGACGGTGATATTACAGGCGTTACAATAACAACATCTGCAACATCAGGTTTGTCTGGTGGTGCTACTGCTACATCAGGTGCTTTTTCAAGTACATTAGTTATCGCACCAAATCAGGCTACATCTGCAACACCAGTTACCTCAGATATATTAAATTTTGGTGACGCAAGTGATAGTAACGCACTTAAAAAGGCAACATTAAATGATTTACCAATTTCTAGTGCCACACAAACAGCTTTAGACAATATAACAGCAGGTACATCTACATTAACAGTACCAATAACTGTAAAGGTTGCAGATGACGGGTCTGGTAGTCAAAATGTATTTTATTTTCTATCAGGTTCAGACACAGGTGCAGGTACAAGATCGACAAGTTTTGATTTAGCAACAGGGTTTAAATATAAATTTGACATAAGTGATAGTTCTAATACAGGACACCCACTTAAATTTTCAACAACCGCAGATGGTACACATGCCAGTGGTAGTGAATTTACAACCAATGTTACTTCATCTGGAACAGCAGGCAGTAGTGGTGCTTATGTACAAATAGAAATAACACCTGAAACATTAGGTATTGCAGGTGCAACATCAACGCTTTATTATTATTGTCCAAACCATAGTGGTATGGGTGGTAGTGGTTTACTTTCATTGTTACCAAGTGCAGGTGGTAATGGGGGTACTGATTTGGCCTTAATTTTGGCTTTGGGATAAGGAAAGGAAAGATAAATGGCTAACACTTTTAAAAATGCTTATTTAGACGCAGGTACAAGTAATAGTGATATTATTGCAGCTATTGCGTCATCAACAACAGCTATTGTAATGTCATTAAGAGCTACCAATGTAGACGGCACTAATGACGCTACTATTGATGTTGAAGTTGTAGACGGATCATCAGGCGCTTCTTATATAGCAAAAGGCATGAATGTTCCTGCAGGTAGTTCTGTTGAACTAGCAGGCGACAGTAAATTAGTTTTAGAGACAACTGATAAAATTAGAGGCCTTGCAAGTGCAGCAAGTGATATTGAATTTTTTGCAAGTTATGTAGAAATAACATAAAGGATTACAAATGAGTGATTATGGTTATATAGGTGCTGGCGAGGTACAAAGAATAAACAGCAACAGTGGTGTATTTAAAGTTAATGACTTGGTTTCCTTATCTAATCAAGGCGATTTAGCTTTATTACCATTTACGGCAAGTGGTGGTACTGAAACCACTAGAACAGCACAGACTTTACAATTACGAGTACATACATTTACCTCTAGTGGTACTTTTACAGTTTCAGCAGGTAAAGCCACAGTTTATTATCTTGTTGTTGCAGGCGGTGGCGGTGCAGGATCAGGTTTTGCAGGATCAGGTGGCGGTGGTGCAGGTGGTATGCTTACAGGCTCAATGGAATTAGGCGTAGGCTCATATACAGTTACAGTTGGTGGCGGTGCTGTTGACGGTGCTAGCAATAATGGTTACTACGGATCAAGAGGTGGCTCATCAGTTTTTCATAATATAACTGCTACTGGTGGTGGCGGTGGAGGCTCTGGTACATACAATGGTGTAATGGCTAGCAATAGTTCTTATCGTAATGGTGGCTCTGGTGGTGGGTCAGGTGCTTGGGGAAGTACAGCAGGCTCAGGTACATCAGGTCAAGGCTCAAATGGTGGTAATGGAGGCTCAGGTTTTAATGGTGGGGGTGGTGGTAAATTAAGCCAACCGCCGTCAGGGGTTGCAGGAGCACCTGGTGCATTTACATTATTATCAGATGACAGGTTTGCTACAGGTGGATCAGCAGGCTCGACAAGTAATGACGGTAAACAAATAGGATCACAAGACGACACTAACAATTCAGGTAGCGGTGGTCGTGGTCATGCGTCCAATAAAGGTTATGGCGGACACGGTAATAGTGGAATTGTAATTTTAGGATATGAGGACTAATGGCACATTTTGCAATATTAGACGAAAATAACATAGTTACAGACATAGTAAAAATTGACAATGATGAAATGCTAAATGGCGATGGTGTTGAAGTTGAACAAATGGGAATTGATAGATGTGTTGCGTTATTTGGACAGGGCGATTATGTACAAACCTCATATAATGACAACATAAGAGGTAAGTATGCAGGTATTGGCGATAAATATGATTCAACATTAGATAAATTTATTATTATGGTTGCTCCTGCGTCTAGTTGGACTTTTGACGAAAATACAGGCGAGTGGGTTGCACCTTTAGAAAAGCCAGAAGGTTGGAACGAAAATGATTGGAACTGGGACGAAGAGGCCTATCAAGCAGACAATACAACAGGTTGGACACAGAACGTACCTAATAATGATTAATTAGTTATACTAATTATTAAATGATTTTTAACAAGCACCAATCAACAAAAGTTCAATATTATATTAATAATGAAGCTTTAGATACAGAATTTGCAAAAAGCCTTTTTCCAAATATAAAAAAATATGATAGTAATAGTGGTACATTATGTCCAAGTGTTCAAAGTATAAATAAAAGAATTTATAAAATATTATCCCCTTTAACAGTAAAGATCGAGGTTGCTAATGAAAATAATGAATATATATATAAATATGATTTTGATGAAAATACATTTAATACAAATGAGAACAACCACACATTACTTAGTAGATTGTTGCTTACCGAAATAACAAAAAATAATTTTAAACATTTTCAATTTTTTACACCCTACACATTTATAACTGATGATAAAGATTTGGAAATTATGACCATGCCTTATAGTACAAAATTAAATAATATGGAATTCATTGGGGGTGCATTTAAACCTTATCAATGGTTAAGAAATATAAATGGCAGTTGGAAATTATTAGATGAAAATAAAATAGGGTCTATAAAATTATTATTAAATCAGCCAATGTTTTTAATCGTATTTAACAAGCCAATTGAACTAGAATATGTACAACCGACAGAAAAAATAATAAATTATTATAAAGAAAGTAAACACATAGTAGGTATTAGAAATAATTTAAAAGATATATACAGAACAGTAGCAAGCAGAAGACCAGAAAGGCTTTTAATTGAAAATAATAAATAATTTTTTACCAGAAAATATTTATAAAACATTATACGATTATGTATCAGGTGAAAATTTTGCATGGTTTTATATTGACAAATCAGTACATGATGAAGAAAAAGACCATTTTATGTTTTGCCATACTCTTTTTGTAGATCAGGTAGGTGTAAATAGTGATGTATTTAATTTTATGTTGCCTTTACTTACATACACAAGTGCAGTAAGCCCACATCATAATTTATTAAGAATTAAGGCAAATTTATATACACAAACAGAATATATAAAAGAATTTGCTAGGCACGAAGATTATCCAGAACTCGATCAATACACAACCTGTGTCTACAATTTTGATACCTCAAATGGATATACAAAGTTTTTCTATGAAGATAAAACTGAAACAATACAACGAGAGGCTAACTCTTTGATAATCTTTAATGGAAAAATTGAACATTACGGCACAACACAGTCTGATAAAAAAACTTCTGTTGTTGTAAATTTTGATTTTAATTAGTTATGAAAATTGAAATCTTGCCTGTAAAAAAAGAATACGAAGTTTTACTTGATCTTTACCCACCAAAAATTGCTAATAAATTTTTACCTGATTGGTACAAAAAACAAAAATTTATAGGACATAAAGAACATCACCATAATTTTTGGAAAGGTGGGGATTTAACAGGTGCAAAGGCGTGTCCTGCTATACAAGATTTGGTTACGACAGGTTTTGTAATACCTTTATGGGCCAATTTTTATTTCACCACTTTAGATAATGGCGAACAAGTTTATGAATTTACAGTTGTTGAAACTGTACAAGAGCCTTTAAATATGCATGTAAGCGCTCACCCTAAAAAACAGGTTGCTGATTTAGATTTACAAAAAAACAATGAAGGTCAAATATTAAAATTTCAATTACCTTACTGGATAAAAATACCAGAAGGGTATAACCTATTATTTACTGACCCGTTTTACAATTTTCGTAAAGACATAAGGTGTTTAAGTGGAATTATTGAGGGCGATAAATGGGGAACATTGGCTATCCCTTTTGAAATTTTAAAACCTGAATTTACAATAATGGCGGGGACACCTTTAATTCATGTGTACCCTGTAAAAAGAGAATCAAAAAAAATTGATCTTATAAACAGAAAAGCAAACGATAATGAATACTATGAAATTAAGAAAAATATTGCTAAGGTACAATTAACAAGAACAAATTACAGAAGTGAATCATGAAATTAACAGTAGTTAGAACACAGTTTGGTGCAGACGCAACCAATGGTCTCTTATTTATTAATGGTATATTTGAGTGTTTTACCTTAGAAGATGAGGTAAGAGATGTAAAAGTGCATTCAGAAACAGCTATTCCTCTTGGTGAATATGAAATAAAGCTAAGAACAATAGGTGGTTTTCATGCAAAATATACAGATCGCTACGGTGCGGCGTTCCATAAAGGTATGCTAGAACTTCAAGATGTACCAAACTTTCAATACATATTAATCCATACAGGCAATACAGATCAACACACGGCAGGTTGTTTATTGGTTGGTGAAACACAACAAGATTTAGATAAAGGCAAAGACGGGTTTATTGGTGGATCAGGCGACGCATATAAAAAAATGTATCCAAAGGTTTTAAAATGTTTGTTATCTGGTGAAAAAGTAACAATAGAATATACAACAATACAAAATTTATTAGAGAAACCACTATCTAATGCCTCTACTGATGATGTTGTTTTAACAAGAACAGTTATGGATAAATTATCAGAGATTAAAGGCGAGCTCATGACTCTTAATGCTAAAATGGACGGTAAGAACTTTCAGTAATATTTGGAGGTGGACATGGTTATAAATTGTCCAACTTGCAAAAAACCACTGATACAAGATAAAATGATTTGGCGATGTCTAAATCGTAAATGCACCAAATATAAAAAACGCCAATTTGGAAAAATAGAAGAGGAATAATGTTTAACAAAGATTGGCTTATGAAAGTCGGAATCAGGACTCTTAGAACATTTATACAAGCATTTCTTGGTGTACTAGTTGCTAGTGGAACAGGTATGGTTGAAGTAGATGTTTTACAGAACGCACTTGTAGCAGGACTAGTGGCAGGTGTAACCGCAATTCAAAATGGTTTAGAAGAATGGACACCAACTAACAAAGGCTAAAGGCCTAGTGTTCGATCTTAAAAAAATATCGTATTGTGTATTCGCATGTTTAATTGCAGTACCAATACACGCATTTGCGGAAGAAACAACAACTTATGAAAGAATAAGTAATACTGGTCAAAATACCACAGATATTGTATTTGATTATGGTGGCTCTAGTTGGAATAGGTTAGATATACATAGTGGTGATTGTGGCTCTAATGATCAGGCAGTGCATTTTAATATGCAGAACAATGCTGACCAAACAATAACAATGACTTTTCCAGAAAATAATATTACAACGGCAGGGTTTCTTTCAGGTTGTGTAAATGATCCATATACAGTTGTTTGGACATTTAGTGATGATACAACCGAATCGGTAAATTATAATGCACAATCAAATGCTGATGTTTCAACAATGTATGAAATTGTTAGTAAAACAGTAACGGATAAATATATTACCTCTGTTGCTATTGAATATGACGATTATGTAATTATTGATGATATATACTGGACTTATGATACTACACCTACTACAACGACATCTAGTACGACAACAACTTCTAGCACCACATCTACGACTACTACATCGTCTACGACTACGACTTCTACTACTACCACAACGACAACTTCGACTACTACTACGACGCTTGATCCATTAACAATAGAAAGAAATAATAATTTTCAAGAAACTGGTATTTATGAAACCAACCAAGAAAGACAAGAAAGAGAAGATCGAGAGGCTAAAGAAAAAGCAGAAGAAGAAAGAAAGCGAAAAGAGAGAGAGGCAGAAGAAAGAAGATTAAAGGCAATAGAAGATGAAAAAAACAATAACTTTGAAGAAACTGGTTTTTACGAAACTAATTCTGAAAGAGCAGATCGAGAACAAAAAGAATATGACGATATGCTACAAAGAAACTTTGAAGAAACAGGATTTTATGAAACTGATGATGAAAGATCTGAAAGAGAAGAGGCAGAGTATCAGGCCTATTTAGAAGAACTAGAAAGAATAGAAAAAGAAAAAGAACAAGAAATAATAGAAGAACTTGAAGAATCGATAGATTTAGAAGATATACCAGAAGAAAATTTACAAGAATTTGTAGATACCATACAAGAAATAAAAGAGCAAAATTTAGAAGAGGTATATGTATTTGAAGAAGAAATAATCGATTTGGAAGATTTAGAATTTGATGTAATAGAAATAATTATTGAAGAAGAAGAAATTTTTTTTTTTTTTTTGGAGGAAACAAATGAAGAAGATTTGGAATTTAATACAGAACAAGATAGATCAATGGAAATGGACAATGTACTTGAAGATTCAGAAGATGGATTGGGAAGAGATGAAACAGGATTTGTTGAACTATCTGAAGAAGAATTAAAAAAAGAGATAGAAGAACTAGAAGAAATAATTGTTGTAGATGAAATATTAATAGAAGAAATACCAGAAGAAGAACTAGAACAATTAACTGAAGAAGAATTAATAGAATATGAAGAGGCAAAAGAAGAGGCAATAGAACAATATGTGGAAGAATTGGAAACTGAAGAGGTTATCGAAGTATTGGAAGAAGTTAATGATGTTGGACTTAATAATATTGCAGAAGTTAGCAAAGATGTTATTGAAGTGGTAGCAAAGGTTGTTGAAGAGGTTATAGAAATTGCACAAGAAGAAGATTTAACTGAAGAACAAGTAGAAGTCGTAGCTGAGGTTTTAGGTTTTGAAGAAACAGAAGATGTTGAGGTAATTGCAGAGGCAATAAAAACTAATGAAAATGTTGCACAAGCTGTTGATGAATTTGTGGAAAGAGCAGTAGAAAATGCAGATGTAGAAAATTACACATTGGCAGACGCAACAACAGAGATTGCATTTGAAAGTTTTGTTGCAGACCCTATCAGTGTTATTATTGATGTAGATTTAAACAATATAAGTTTAAATAATATAACTAGCGATATGACGCAAGACCAAAAAGAAAAAGCGCAAGAAGTTATCGTACCTACATTATTGGTAAAGATTGCCTCATTTGCTTTTAGGAGGAATTTTTGATAAATAAAATTTGGTCTTGGTTAATCGAGGCTATAAAAGAAACATTAAATTTAAGTTGGACATTGGTTGGTTTGATTATTGCAACTTTAACCCTTACAGGCCAAGCACAACAAATAACTGCAATGGCTACTGTCATTACATTAGCAATATGGCTTTTGACAATAGGTTTTAGAAAATAATGTGTATGGTTACTGAGAAAGAGGACGGCTCTATTATTCAGATATGTAACTGTAAAAATGGAAGTGAGAATTGTCATGGC